CGATGCTAACCCAAGTAAGTATTGGTTAGTTGGTAATGAAAACTTTAATGTTGGTATTGGAACCACAAATCCACAAGAAAAACTTGATTTAGTTGGAAATCTTAAAATTTCTGGTGGTATTAGTGTTGGTGGAACTACAGGAACATCAGGTCAGGTTCTTAAATCCACTGGAATTGGACTTGAATGGGGTACAGGTGGAGGTGGTGTAGCTGCTTGGTCCAGAAAAACAACAACGTACACTGCAGTTTCTGGTGATAGAATTATTGCAGATACTTCTGGTGGTACTTTTACCATTACACTTCCAGCAACTCCAACAACAGGAGATAATGTAACATTTGCTGATGGAGCAAACTGGGCAACAAATAATCTTACAGTTGCAAGAAATAGTTCAACGATTGAAGGTTTAACAGAAGATTTAATTTTAGATATTAATGGTATTATTCTTGATTTTGTTTATGATGGAACAACTTGGGAAATTTATCCGAGCACAGGATTGAGTGTTATTTCTCCAATTAATACAACAACAGATACAACATATTATCCTTTATTTGTTGAAGGAGCAGGTGGAAATAGAATTCCTAATATAAGAACAACTTCAACTGCATTTAGTTTCAATCCATCAACTTGTACTTTAACTGCCGTTGATTTCAACTCAACATCAGATATCAATCTGAAAACAAATATTGAAGTCATTCATAATTCAATTGAAAAGATTAATAAACTATCAGGTATCACCTTTAATTGGAAGAAGGATAACCGTCCATCAGTTGGTGTAATTGCACAAGATGTTGAAGAAATTTTCCCAGAACTTGTAAGTGAAGTAAATGGAGAAAAAACTGTAAATTATAATGGTTTAATTGGTTTATTAATTGAGGCAATTAAGGAACTAAATACGAAGATAGAAGGTAATTAATAATGGCGACATTAAGTAGCATTCTTGGAAGTGCCTATGAAGGAGCACAAGGACCTATAGGTTCTCAGGGTGTTCAAGGTGTTCAAGGACTTTCTAGTCAGGGAGTTCAGGGTGAAATAGGTTCTCAAGGAACATTAGGATCTCAAGGATCTCAAGGTGCTCAAGGATCTCAAGGAACCGTGGGTTCTCAGGGTACTATTGGATCTCAAGGTGCTATTGGATCTCAAGGTGCTCAAGGTTTAAGTAATCAAGGAGTTCAAGGAACATTAGGATCTCAAGGCGCAACAGCTGCTCAAGGTGCATTAGGTTCTCAGGGAGCATTAGGATCACAGGGAGCATTAGGTTCTCAAGGTGCATTAGGATCACAGGGAGCATTAGGATCTCAAGGTGTATTGGGATCTCAAGGCACAGCAGGATCTCAGGGAGTAATTGGTGCTCAGGGTTCACAGGGAGTTCAAGGTGCTGTAGGTGCTCAAGGCACTGTTGGTGCCCAAGGTGCAATAGGATCTCAAGGTGCTGTAGGATCTCAAGGTGCAATAGGATCTCAAGGTGTTCAAGGAACATTAGGTTCTCAAGGTGTTCAAGGTCTTGGACCAACTGTTACCGTACAGGTTTTTACCACAGGATCTGATGCAGTATATACTCCTCCAGGAAACTTAATTCAAGCATTAGTTTATGTAACTGGTGGTGGAGGAGGCGGTGGTGGTGCTGACGGTAACGATACTGCTTCCGGATCTGGAGGTGGTGGAGGTGGTGCCGGTGGTACTGCAATTAAATTATATACTGCTGCAGAAATGGGTAATGATGCACTTTATACTGTAGGTGCTGCTGGTGGTGCAGGATCTGCTACTGGTGGAACTGCTGGAACTGCTGGTGGAGATAGCACATTTAATCCGGCAGGAACTGGAGGAACACTAACTGGAAACGGTGGCGCATTAGGGAGTGGTGGAGGTCAACCTGCTGTTGGTGGTGCTGGTCTTGGTGGTATTGGTGGTTCTGCTTCTGGAGGAGATATAAACATTCCTGGTGGTGATGGTGGTTCTGGTGTTGGTAATGACGTTGCAGAGATTGCTATTGGTGGTGTAGGTGGAGGTTCTTACTGGGGTGGAGGAGGTAGAGGATCAACTGTTCAGGCTTCTGGATCATCCGCAGGTACTGCATCTGTGACTTATGGTGGTGGTGGGGGCGGAGCATCTGCAATCGACACAACAACTGGTGCTGCTGGTGGTGTTGGCGATAGTGGTGTTATTTACATAATAGAATACACTTAAAAAATGCCTACTAATTTTTCTGATTTTTTTAGTTCAACATATCCAGGCATTCAAGGAACTTCAGCATCTCAAGGTTCTCAAGGAACTCAAGGTTCTGCAGAAATTCAAGGTGTAATAGGTTCTCAAGAAGCAACAGGATCTCAACTATCTACGGGCATTCAAGGTTCTCAAAGTGTCCAAGGATCATTAGGCGCTCAAGGATCATTAGGCGCTCAAGGATCATTAGGCGCTCAAGGAAGAATAGGTGCTCAAGGTTCTCAAGGAACAGTAGGTTCTCAAGGAGCAAGAGGTTCTCAAGGAGCAACAGGTACTCAAGGTGTAATAGGTTCTCAAAATGCAACAGGTGCTCAAAATGTAAGAGGTACTCAAGGTGTAATAGGTTCTCAAAATGCAACAGGTGCTCAAAATGCAACAGGTGCTCAAGGAGCTCAAGGCACAGTAGGTGCTCAAGGTATTCAGGGATTAAGTACTCAAGGTTCTCAAGGAACATTGGGATCTCAAGGTGCTGTAGGTTCTCAAGGTGCTGTAGGTTCTCAAGGTACTTTGGGTGCTCAAAATATAATAGGATCTCAAGGTGTTCAAGGTGTACCTAATCACAGAGTAAATCTTGTTGTTTTTACCACAGGATCTGATGCAGTGTATACTCCTTCGACAGGATTAAAACAAGCAATAGTTTATGTAACTGGTGGAGGTGGAGGTGGAGGAGGTGCTGATGGTCCTGCAGCAGATACCACTACGGGTTCTGGTGGTGGTGGAGGAGGTGCTGGAGGAACTGCTATTTACAAATATACTGCGGCAGAAATGGGTAATGATGCGCTTTATACTGTAGGTGCAAATGGAACTGGTGGTACAAATGCTGGTGGTAACGGAACTGCTGGTGGAGATAGTACATTTAATCCAGCAGGAACAGGACCAACATTAACTGGAACTGGCGGTGCATTAGGAACTGGTGGAGGTCAACCTGCCGTTGGTTCTGCTGCTCTTGGTGGTCTTGGTGGTGGTGCTTCTGGAGGAGACATAAATATTCCCGGTGGTGATGGTGGTTCTGGTGCTGGAGATGATGTTGCAGAAATTGCTATTGGTGGTTTAGGTGGAAGTTCTTATTGGGGTGGTGGTGGTAGAAACGGAGCAATAAATGATATAGGTTCTTCTGCTGGATCTGCGGCTTCAGCTCATGGGGCTGGTGGAGGAGGTGCTGCTTCTGTAGATACTGATGCAGGTTCTGCCGGTGGTAATGGAAAAGGTGGAGTTATTTTCATACTAGAATACTTGTAGAAAAATGAGAGTTTGTCTTTTAAATTCAATTACAAAAAAAGTAGTTAATGTTGTTTCTCTGGAAAAACCCGAGGATCACAACGAAACTCCTGGTATTGAAGTTGCTCCACAGCACGATGGTGATATTGGATGGACTTGGAATGGTTCTGGATGGGACCAACCACAATCACCAGAACCAAGCATAGAAGAACTTGAGGCAAAGCAAAGAGAACTTCGTGATAAATGGTTAAGAATTTACGTGGATACAGTAAATGCAGTAAGATGGAATGGTCTCACTCAACAACAAAAAGATGAGTTAATTGTATATCGCCAGGCACTTTTAGATGTCCCACAACAACCAGGATTTCCAACAAGTGTAACTTGGCCTACTCACCCTGAACTATAAATATTAAAAAAACACGAGAATGAATAGATATTCTAAAATCCTACATCATATTGGTTCGTCATCAAAGACGGAAACACCTAAAAGTTCTTCGGGTAAGAAAAGAACTTTTGAGGAGTACGAGGCAGAGCAGAAAAAAACGGAAGTAGATAAATTAAAAGAACAAACTCAACAACTTACGGAAAATATTGATTTCTTACAGAATTTAGTTGTAAATCAGCACGATGAAGTGTATGAACTTCGTCAGCAACTTAAGAATAATCCAATTCCACAACCAAGAAAGCAACTGAATGAAGGTCTGTTAAATGAACCACCAAATGTAAAGAATAGTGATCCACTTACACCACTAGACCAGAACTTTGTAACTATTCAGCAACTTAACGACCATTATCAACTCTTCATTAATCGTATCCAACAACAAATGGCTACGATTGGTGGTGGTGGTGAAACTCAGTTCAAGTTTCTTGATGATGTTGTAAACTTTATTTTTGTTGGAAGTACAAACGACCTTCCAAGTCCAGTAAATGGAGTAATCACTCTCAAAGACAACTACACTTATTTCTTCACGACAACCGTAGATTTACAAGGAAATCGTTTAGTTGCTGGAGATAACACCACAATTCTTGGTGGTTCATCCGAGAACTGCAGAATTAAGTCTACGGGTATTGCGACTGATGTTGCTCTTTTGAGTAGTGCATATTCTCTTCCTCTTCGTAATATTACATTAGAAGCACCTTTTGCAATTAATCTTGTTGCATCAAATCCTGCAGTACACGCACTTGATTGGTTCGGAGTAAACTTTACCAACTGTGCGAAGGTAGGAATTATCTCAAGTTACAATAACTTTATTATGCTTGATGGTGCATTTCTAAACTCTCAAGATTTAACCTTCAATGGTACTACAGGAACAGTAGGATTTAACCAGTGCTTATTTACTGGAAACTTTGGACTTGGTGGTACAAAATCCATTCTGAATTTTCCAAGCACATTTATTTGTAGTCGTCGTATTCGTGTTACCGTTTGTTCCTTTATTGTTCCTTCTGGATATACTGGAATTACAGTTCAAGATGGTGTAAATTTCGCTCAACCTGAAAGTTTTATTCTACAGACTTGCAATTTCTCTGGTCCAGGAACAAAACTTGGTATCAGTACTCATACTGATATTGATAAGAGAGATGCTTTCTATGAAGGAAATCGTGGTATTGATAACAGTTTTGTAATCGGTCAATATTATATGAGAGGTAATAACGTTCAGACCTCTTTTGCATCAACAGATACTTATACAAAAATTGCAGGAATTACAACAACTGCTGGTGCAAGAAACTCAAAATTTACGCATACAGACAATCGTTTAACTTGTATTGCAGGTATTGAAAGAGAATTTCTAACTCAAGTTTCTTTAACTTTTATTCCAAGTGCATATACAAACTGTAAATTTGCAATCTATGATAGTTCAAATGCTAGTCCAATTTTAGCAGCATCTGAAGTTACAGTTGAGGGAACACAAGGAGATACTAGAACCGTTCATTTTACTGACGTTCATAAGCACGTTTTGGGTGATTATGTAGAAATTCACGTATCAAATCTTGAGGATACCAATCCAATTACAGTTGTTGATTTAAACGTTTTGGTTACTCAACTGGGATAATAAATAGTCTCAAGAACACATAATGTCTTTATGAACTTTGTTAAACTTGCATTAGAGAATGGTGGGTCAATAAAACCACTCATTATTCCAGCAGAACTTACAGACGGAACAGGTCTCTGTAATCCATCAGTATTTGTAGAAAACGATAAGATTTTAGTTAATCTTCGTCATATTCAATATACATTATATCATTCAGAACTTTGTAAGTACGAACATCAATATGGACCTTTAGTTTATCTAAATCCAGATAATGATATTTCTCTTCGTACTACCAATTACATCTGCGAATTGAATTCGGATTTAGATCTTGAATATTATGCAAAGGTAGATACATCTAAACTAGATCAAAAACCACTCTGGGAGTTTATTGGTCTTGAAGACGCACGTCTAGTTAAATGGGATGGGAAAGTTTATCTTGCTGGTGTTCGTAGAGATACAACTACGAACGGTCAGGGAAGAATGGAACTTTCTGAACTAGAATTTACAGACACCTCAGTAAAAGAAATATCAAGATTTCGTATTCCAGCACCAGGAAATAATACTTCCTACTGTGAAAAGAATTGGATGCCGATTTTAGATATGCCTTTTCATTTTGTGAAATGGACTAATGAGACAGAAGTAGTAAAAGTTGATTTAGAAAAAGGAACTTGCGAAACCGTTGTTCTTAAAAAGTGGATTCAAGCACCAAAAGATCTTCGTGGTGGATCACACGTTATTCCATACAAAGATGGACACCTATGTCTCAATCACGAAACAGATCTTTATAAGTCGGAAGCAGGACGTAAAGATGCTACATATAGACATAGATTTACTTACTGGGATAGGGACTGGAATATTCAAAAGTTCTCTCCAGTATTTTCATTTTTAAATACAAAGATTGAATTCGCTTGTGGATTAGCAAAGTATCAAGATGATTATTTGATTACCTTTGGATTTCAAGATAATGCTGCATATGTTTTAAAAATTTCTGCTCAATTTATGGAGAACTTTATAAATGGATGATGCTCTTTATAATTACATTTTGGATACCGAAAATCCAGAAAACAATTTTGCACTTGCATTAGAATATAAAAATATTGGACAAACTGCTGCTGCAGTTTCTTATTTTCTTCGAGCTGCAGATAGAACGACTGATCTTAATTTAGCATATGAATGTCTTCTGTATATGGCTGCCTGCTTCAATTCTCAAAAAAACAGAGATTATACTGTAAGAGGATTGTATCAACACGCTATAGCAACTCTTCCAAAAAGACCTGAGGCATATTTTCTATATGCAAGATATCTGGAGTGGATTACTCAGTATGCAGAGTCATACACCACTTGCAATATTGCATTAACAACAGCAGATTTTGATCTTCCACCATTAAAAACTGATATTGATTATCCAGGTAAATATGGAATTATATTTGAAAAAGCAGTAAGTTCTTACTGGTGGGGAAAGGGAATGGAATCCAGGAGACTTTTCCAACAACTGGTATCTGAATACTGGGATATAATGGACGAACAGTATCGTAATATGACTGAGTATAATATTACTCGTTTAGGATCTGGTCCAGAGTCTCAAGCATTTACATATTATTTTAAAGACAACCATTCAAAATTAAGATTTAAGTTTAAAGATTCAGAAAATATTGAAAGAAACTATTCTCAAGTCTATCAAGATTTGTTTATTCTTTCTATGTTAGATGGAAAGAAAAATGGAACTTATGTAGAAGTTGGTGGTGGAGCTCCATTTATTGGAAACAATACTGCACTTTTAGAGACCAACTATAATTGGAAAGGTGTATCTTTGGAATTAAATTCAGAATTTGTTGAAGAATATATACAGACAAGAAAAAATCCAGTTCTTCAAACTGATGCACTTACATTCAATTATAAAAAATTATTTTCTAGCATCTTTGATACAAAAGAAATTGATTACCTGCAACTGGATGTAGAACCTGCAAAAAATACATTTGAAGTTTTACTTGCAATTCCTTTCGATGAGTATAAGTTTGCTGTAATTACTTACGAGCACGATTATTATGTTGATGTAACAAAATCTTATCGTGAAAAGTCAAGAAATTATTTAAAGATGATGGGGTATCAATTAGTTGCAAATGATATTTCTCCTGACGGTATTAGTAACTTTGAGGATTGGTGGGTTCATCCAGATCTTGTGGATCCAAAAATTATAAAAATTATGCAAGACACAAGTGAAAAGACTAAAAAAGCAAAGACTTATATGTTAGGAGATAAGTAAAGTGAAGATAACAATTCTTGGATCAAGAGGCCAAATTGGTTCTTATCTCACAGACTACCTAAAAGATAAAGGACATTATGTTCACGAATTTGATATTGTGAATGGAAAGGAAGAAGATCTTACGAAAATTCCTAATCCATTATTAGAAGAAAGAATTGCAGATTCTGATTTTGTCTTCTTTCTTGCCTTTGATGTAGGTGGATCTAGATATCTCAAAAAGTATCAGCACACATTTCAATTCATCAATAACAACACACGTTTGATGACGAATGTATTTGATATGATCAAAAAATACAATAAGAAATTTGTATTTGCATCATCTCAAATGAGCAATATGAGTTACTCTCCTTATGGTGTTCTTAAAAATGTTGGTGAATTATATACAAAATCATTAAATGGTTTAATTGTTAAATTCTGGAACGTTTATGGTATTGAAAAAGATCACGATAAGGCACACGCAATTACTGATTTTATTCGTAAAGGATTTGAGACTGGTGTAATTGATATGCTTACTGATGGTCAAGAGGAAAGAGAATTTTTATATGCCGAAGATTGTTGTGAAGCACTTGAAACTATTATGAATCATTATGATGACTTCAGTTGCGAAGATAATCTTCACATTACAAGTTTTAATTCAACCAAAATTGTCGATATTGCACATATGATTTGTGGTCAATTTAATTTAATTGGAAAGTATGACGTAAAGGTTCAACCATCAACTGAAAAAGATAATGTTCAGATGGATAAAAGAAATGTTGCCGATACTTATTTGACCAAATGGTGGTTACCAAAGACTACTATTCAAGATGGTATTGCAAAAGTGTTTCAAAGTATGAAAGAGGATTATTTAAAATGAAACTACAGAATTTTCCACCAGTATATTACATTTCTTTGGAAGAAAGCAAGGATCGTCAAGAAAATCTTGAGAGACAGTTTGAAGAGTATGGAATTGAAAAATATACTCCGATGATCTTTAAAAGATTTGCTGAGTGTAATGATGTAATTCACGGACCATATGTTTATACTCTGAATAGCAGCAATAAAGGTGCTTCTACATCACATCTCAAATCCATTCAGAAATGGTTAACAGAAACTGATGAACCATATGCAGTTTTCTTTGAGGATGATGTTTCTTTTGAGACTACCAAATTTTGGCCTTTCTCTTGGAATGAGTTTATGAACGAACTTCCTGATGATTGGGAAGCAGTTCAATTAATGTGGGTCAGACCACATATGGTTAAGATTGAGTTTCGTGAAAGATATCCAGATGATTGGTCTGCAACTGCATTTATGTTAAAGAGATCTTATGGTCAAAGACTTTTAGATCGATTTATGATTTCTGAAAATGAATTCAATTATGATATTGGTAATTTTCAACCAATTGTAGAAAATATAATGTTTGGTTCTGGAAAAGTATATACGATTCCACTATTTGTAGAGGAGACAGATCTTCCTACAACTTTCATTAATGCACCAGAGTTTGATTCCAATCTGATTGTAAATGGCCAAGGAGAAAGTCATCACGATTCACAGTCAGCAGTATTAAATTGGTGGAAAAATATAGGATCCAAAACTCCTCTGAAAAAGATAATGAATACTCAGATATTTCCTTCTGACTTTGACTGGGGTAAGTTTAGTCCTGATCTAATTTCTTCACTTAAAAAAGAGTTTGGTAAAGATAACATTTACGAAAGATTTAACTCAGTAAAGGATGGAGATGTTGTTGTAGATGTTGGTGCAAGTGTAGGACCTTTCACGTATTCAATTCTACCAAAGAGTCCAAGATCAGTTTACTGTGTTGAACCATCAAAAGATTTATTTGTATCTTTGGTGAAAAATACTTCAAAGTTTTCAATTGAAACTCCGATTGTTTATTTAAATAAAGCAATTTCAAATGGAGAAGATGTAAAAGTATTCTCTGGAAATGTGAATGTATATGGTGGAGTAGATGACTTTGAATGTTTAAGTTTTTCAAACTTCATTCGAGATTATGATATCTCTGAGATTGATTTTCTCAAGATGGATTGTGAAGGTGGAGAATATGATATCTTCACCGATGATACAATTGATTGGATTGTTGAGAATGTAAGATACATCGCTGCAGAGTTTCATTTAACTTATCCTGGTTGTAAGGATAAATTTAAAAACTTCAGAGATAAGTATCTAGATCTTTTTGAGAATTATATCATACTCTCAAATGGATATCAAAATATTTCAACAGGTTATGAGTTAAATCTTACTCGTTGGATCTTTGATGATCGGTTCTTAAATGAGTATCATGGAGAATTGATGATTTACATTTACAACTGAGACCACTTCAGAAACCGCCACAAGCACCTTCAGGATCGCCTGTAAGGTGCTTTATACTATCTGTAGTTACCCAGACACCTATGAGGTTCTCAAGTCTAGACCGATTGATTTTCGTTGGTTCCTTTATGCTCCTGATGAACTGGAGTGTAAGACTTTGTAACGTTGCTCTGAACTCTGTATTCTAATGCAATACCTTGATATTACTGGTTATGGTGCCCGTAAGAGACGCTGTGAGAGCGTTGTATCCTGGTTTCTTACCAAGTACCTACCGAGGCATCATATTACCGTAGAAGTCCTTCACAGAGGTCTCAGGAGAGAACAATCTTTTGGGTATTGTTCTGTTGCTGGGAATATCTATCGTCCTCGTGAGTTTCTTCTGGAGATTGATCCTAAACTTGATCTGGAACTTTATAGCAAAGTCATCATACACGAACTTATACATCTTCGTCAATGGGTTCACGGTGTTCTCAAAGAACGCAGAGGAAAGATGTACTACAAAGATAAAACCTTTGATGACTTGGATTACTGGGAATATCCTCACGAAATTGAAGCTCATGGACTGGAACAATCCTACTATGAGGATTACCTATATGAAACAAAACAGGAGGCTTGACGCACCTCTGAAATCTCTGTATAATTACCTTTGTGGAGGTTCATAGATTTATTAGCTAAATATTTTTAAAGAGCCTTATGAAAACAGTAGAAAGACATCGGTATAAAGATAAAAAGATCTTTCAGACACGAAGATTAACTTTTAATCCTTATGTGTATAGTGAATACAGTATGTGTCTGGTGATGGGATTGATTAAACGTCAACTCACACCAGATCTTTTAACACCTAAGTATCGTGAAGAGAATCTTACTAATCCAACATACGGACATTGCTATCACTCTACACAAGCACTGTTCTATTTGATGAATACTGATAAGTTAATTCCGATGAGTGGAATTGATTATCGAGGAGATTATCACTGGTGGTTGCAAGATGGAGAGAGAGTTTATGATGTAACCGCAGATCAATATTATACTGTAGGAAAACTTCCTCCATATCATAATGGAAAGAAAGGCAAATGGTATGGTTGGGGGCAGAGGCCTCATCAAAGAAGTTTAGATTTAATTGTAAGAGTGTTAGGAAAGGAGAATGTGAAAGATGAAAAAGTGACTATAGGGCCTTGACGAATGATTTGAGATCTGATATGATTAAACCAATCAAACGAAATACTGTTTGATCTCACAATCTTCTTCTAATATACTGAAGAGGTGAGTAAAAACTACACAATTACACTGAGGTGTTTATGGCTATTCGTAAGGATTATCTCGTCCCCGTAAAGCGAGATGTAAAAATTTTAGAACTTGGACTTGCACATCAAAAATACAAGAATTTTACAGCACCTGAACAATTTCAACGACCTGAAGCCTGGAAAGCAAAGGATAGAAAGGCGTTCTTTACTTCTATTTTGATGAACCGTGTAGAAGGTACATATGTTCTTGTTGATATTCAACAGTGTATGTGTAAGTTGGAGAAAAAAGTAATTTTTGATTTGAAGACTTATAATTTGTTTAAATCTCTGCTCAGCGAAGGATTTGATTATATTGTTCTTGATGGTAATAATCGTTTTTGCTTTATTTCTTCTCTGTTGAGTGATGAATATTCTATTCCCCCTGGAGAATATGAATTCATTTCTGATACAGATAATTGCAGCGTCTCAACCTTTATCGTAAAACGAGGGGACGATAAGTTCTCTGATCTACCAAAAAGAGTTCAAAAATGCATTATTGAACGTCAGTGTGTTACTAGCGAATATACGCAAATTTGCCTGCAGGGTATGTCTGAAGTCTTTGCAAATGTGAATAGTGGAGTTCCTCTGAATGGGCAAGAACTTCGTAATGCTTATTGCACTGAATGGGCAGATTATGTTCGTAAGATCCGATATGAAATCAGTAGTCTTTTGGCCAAAATGTTTAAAGACTACAAATTGCGTCTCAAGGGAGATGAATGGATTGTGAACTGTCTTGATTTTGTGCTTAATGCAGTTGAAATTGATGATGAAACTAATGAGGTTACTTGTAGTCCTATTAACCAAACTACAATGAACAAATTGTACTTAAGTACTTTCCTGAGTGAAGAAGAACAGTCTTCTATTATGAATTCCTTTATTGAGTTAATGGATTTTGTTTCAAAAATGATTGACGAAAAAGTTTTGGAAGAAAAAGTTCTCATAAGAAACTCTGCAGTCCAAAATCTTTTTTGGATGCTGCGAAACGGACTTGAGACTTATGATGAAGTAGTAGAAGCAACACTTCTTCAAGAAAATGCATATCAAAATAAAATTCGCACATATGGTGATGATGAAAAAACCTTTAAAATTTGTTGTGATGGTTTAGGAAAAGATAATATTGAGTTTCGGTATGAAATTCTTTCAGAAATCGTTGAAAAGGTTACTGAGAACTCGGTTGCATCTGTTATTTGATTTTCAAGACACTTCAAAAACCGTCACAAGGGGTCTCCACAGACCCCTTTTTTGTTCTATAATACTCTTATAATCTTCAACACAGATGAAAACTAAACGCAAGTTCGTAAACGTGGTTCCTAAGAGTTCCAAGGCAAAGAACAGGTTTATCAACCAAATGGAAAGTTTCCACGCGATGATAGTAGAACAAGAAACCGATACTCAATTCTTTGTAGTATCTCTCAATAAAAAATACTGCTTCTGGTTGAACAAACTGAATGACCCGCACTGGGACATCGTTAAATAGTAAAAGAATAGGAGAAAACTATGGTTCTGCTTCTTACTGCATCCATTACTTGCATCCAGGCACTGAACCTTCTTCAGCGAATTACTAAGGTCGTTGGACTTACGGAATTTCAAAAAACAGAAATCGTCACAGAAATCCGTAAGACTATTCCATTTTGTCCTGTTACCATTAAGAAAGATGCAAAATGAAACTCCAGAAGATAAATGGAACCGAGGATTAACTTTATTTGAAGAGAGTGTACTAAAACCAGATCCAGAGTTGAGAAATTGCGCTCATAATCAACTCTGTTTTCACGAGTTGATGTATATTCGGGAACACGTTTTAGAATATCTTAAGACTATAAGAAAATGAATTCAATATACATCTATTTGCTTATATTTGCTTGTATTGCATATTTGATTATTACTGATGAAAGTGTTGCGGCCGCAGTTACTTTACTTTTACAGTTAATTAAGTTTCAATATCAAAAGAGAAAGTGGATGATACTAAATGATCCACGCAATCCAATTGTAAAATATCTAATATGGAAACGAGCATATAAACTTGCAAAAGAAATACAAGATGAAATGGAACGTAAATCCAAACCAACCAACGACAATAGCACGATTGATTAGTGAACTGGAAGGAATAACATATATCTTAGATTGTTTGAATGAACCAGAAGAATATGAATATATACAAAAAATGAAACAGAAGTATTATAAGATGTACTTTAGAATGTTAAAGGAACAATAAATACACCATATCTGAATAATACCATTATGTTATCAACTACTTATCGGGTTCGTCTTCAAGAGATATGTGATCGTATTGCAAATCAAGAAGAAGTCAGTTTGTCGGATGTAATATGGGCCGAAAAACTTGGAAAAGCAAACAGAAGTGCTGGATCAATTTTAAGGCAAGCACGTAGAAAAGCAGCAAATCCAGAAATGACTGAGGAAAGTCTTGATGGATTTCTAAATGCACTGGATTTGGGTGATCCTGATCCCAGCAACCATCGCAACAGATTTAATAGTGTTGATGATATTGCAGACTTCTTTCGTAATGATGATGAGATGAGGCGAGATTGAGTTATGTTAAGAAACTCACACAAAAATCAAATTAAATGCTAATATAGTACTGGTGAGAGTACTACAGCATAAAATTTCTTGATTATAATGTTTTCTTGCATAGAGGTTATGATGCATAACTTAATTTCCTACAATCAACTGGCTTCCTGGAAACAACTGGAGACAACTATTAATGAATTTACCGAACAAAATGAACTGATTAATGACTATTATCAGTGTTTAATTGAGTGTGATGATAACCAACAAGAATGCAAACGAGTGTGTAGAGAAGTCTTAAGTTCATAAGTCCAATTTAAAATCCGTCCATTGACCCTTGACTTTCGTGGTTGAGGGTCTTATAGTATGTACATCAAAAGACTTGAAGATGACCTACGAAGCAAAAATCACTCTGAAGTATGATTCCATTTGGGACCGCACAGGTGGCATCTATGATGAAGAAATGATTCCAGAGGAGCACATTATTTTTGAGACTCCTGTAGATGACCTCAACACCATTCAACTCTTCCAGTTCTTTGCAAAGTTTGCTGGTGCGATGGGGCATAACGAAGCAGGTATTGCTAAAGGTGCTTGCTATGTCGCATTCAACGATATGCGTTCCACAGAAGAAATGCGTAAAACTGCAGAAGAGTATGATTTGAAACTGATTGAGGATTATAGGGATACTGTTTGTAAGTTGGAAGCAGAAGTTCGTGACCTGAAAGCAAAACTCTCCCGTCTTGAGCAACCTGATAATCCTCAATATACTGATGAGGAAATGGATGCGATGAGTGCTGAATATATTGCCTGGAATAGTCTTATTCCTGGTAGTTATGCTGCTGTTGAAAATGGATGTAAGTGTCCTGTGATGGATAATGAAGAAATGCCCGACGATAAAAAATGGGTAAATGGTGATTGCCCTCTTCACGGTAAAGTAAAATGAAACCAAACACTTATGTAATTCTTGAGCGAGCAGTAGAAGAAGGAGCAAGACTTGGTTATCGTCGTGCCTTCAAACACGTTGAAAATCCATCAGAAGGTGCTATAGTAGATGCGATCACAGAGGCAGTAATGCTCTCAGTAAGTGAAGTGTTTGTGTTTAATGATGTAAAAGGAGAGAGTTATGACTGAGAGAGCACAAAATTTTATGAACGCAGTATGGGACTGTAGAAACAATCAAGGTGCTGATACTGAAGAAAAACTTGTATCAGCAATTCTACAAGTTGCTGCAGAAACTGTGAGGTCTTATACGGCTCAAAATGATTTGGTTGTTTTGGATAAGAAAGATTTACTTCAATTAGCACAGGAAATAGTAGAATGAAAAAACTAATTCAATTTAATGTTAGAGAAGATTTTGGAACTGATTGGTATGTGCAAGTTCTAAACATCAGACGCTGGAGTTTGCTTCAAGTATCGGTTTCCTGGAACGATTATGCTGGATGGCCCTATCTTCAAATTACATCAGGTGGTAATGGTCTTTTCACCATTCTTTTCTGGGTCTATAAGTTTGGTTTTGATGTGAGTATTTTGAGTAGAACTTGGAACTTTAATTATATGAAAGATTGTAATGAATATTATGAAACCACTACCTGATAAAAGAGAACTGGATATTATGTGGGCAGTCGCAACCAGTTCCGCAATTGAAACAAGAGAAAAACCACATCTTATCTTCGCCAGGTTGCTGTATAACGACATTATGAACATTAAACCTCCTGTAGGACTTGCTGACTGATTATGAGTTTCACTAAAACTATTTCTGCTTTTGCCGCACTCGCAAGTATTTTTGGTGTGAGTGTTGCTGGTTATAAACTTGCTGAAGGTTCTGCAAATACTCCTTCACCAATACTTGAGGAGAAGATTATTCAACTTGAGAAACAACTGGAAGAAGTAAAAACACAAAAACCAGTTGAGCAAGTGGCACAACCACTACAACTACCAGCACCAGAACCTGTTATACTACCTCCAGTAACACCACCACCTCCAGTTCCTGAAACTACTACAGAACAATGAGATTTAGAAACATAGAATTTAGATGGAGTATTAGTAATCGGGAGGTATTATGACTGAATTCTATGTGATTATGTTGAAGAGGCAGGATGGTAAGGTCTATGCTGATTTACATAAGACCAATCAGCACATTTACCTTACAATAGAAAATGCTGAAGACGAATTCAATAAGTCGGAACATTATAAACAATACTGCCACATCGTAAAACTTATTGCTTGTTTGGATGAGGAACTTAAAGAAATTAAAGATCAACTTGATTATCTTGAACAACGAGCATTTGATAAGGAAGATTTTGATTATCAAACTTACATAGAAGATTACAAATGACTAAATGTACTTTTGACCCAACAGCAGACATTTATAAGGATGCTCCTATTGGTATGTTTCACTGCCCTGAATGTGGTGAAATGGTAGTTGCTGGTATGCCTCATCCTGATTGGGATGAGTTTTATGATGAGGATGAAGAATGAAACTCTACAATCGCCCTATGAACTTCTTTGAGAAAATCCAAGTTGGTTGGTGGTGGATTGGGGAAATCTTTGATGAATGGTGCTATACTATGAGAAGTGAAGACGGAGAGTTCTTTAACTA